TCATGAGAGGTGTTGGGTGGGCTCGCGTTTTCACGCGTGGTACAAATTCGACCTGGTCCGGAAATACAACACAATTTGGTAATATTTTAAATGGTGAAACAATATATAATTTTACTCCATACGATTCTAATAACCCTACTAATATATATGGCTGGCAAGATAGTAATCAGACATCGTGGTCTATGCCATCGTTCGGTCAGGTTGTGGATATTGCGAAACTGAATCAACTCACCGTAGACGATGTTCGAATCGCGATTTCATCACCAACCGCCGCATCTCCTATAAATCAGACATATGGACATGCGCAGGGAAATGTGAGAGTATTTAAATATAATACCGTTACTTCGAATTGGGATGAGGAACAACAATTAGTTGGGACCGATGTAACTGAACAATACGGTTCGGCGATGAAACTTGATTATACCGGTGAACGTATATGTATATCCGCATCTAAATACGATACGACACTGGCTACTAACAATAAAACAAAAAAATTACACATTTTAGATTGGAACGGTACAAACTGGTGGGAAGCTCAACCCATGATTTACATGTATGCTGGTACAAGCTACGACACTTTTCAGTTATCCATGACAGATGGTAAACATATTCTCGTTACTTCCGCGCGTAATGGAGAATTAAGAACACAACGTGTTGTTCTGACTCAGCAGTTTATAGGAAACAGTTTATTCGAAGGATACATAGCAAGTAATCACGTGTATGTGGGTGCGAACGAAACGAGTATAGCGAGTTCGAGTGAAAACACAAAGGGAAATAAGACAATCAGTTTTGGTGGATTTTTGGGTGACAGTATGTATGAAAATACGACGATAGAAAATCGTACATACGATCAGTTTAGTCAGGGAGATAGTGTGTATAGAAAAGGTCGAACCGAATTACTCGTTACAAAATTTACGTCCGCTCTAGGTGTAGATGCTGTTCGAATCATATCAGGGGAAATTTTATTAGGAAACACATTCGACGGGACCGTCGCTATACGATCTACAAATGGACAGTGGAGTAATAATCCGTTTAACAAATATAATAGAACCTCTAATTCTCTTGGTGTTGATCTAAAAGGAAATGTGGGTATACGACCCATAGTAATCCGACACAGTGATGAATCGACGACTAACATTCCGGCTGGAACGGTTACTAATGTAAATGCCGAGCGTGAACCCGGAACAATATCAGCATCGGCGGCATTTGATGTAAATGGTGATGCGACTATCAGGAGTAAACTGATACTTTCCGATCCGGATAGACTCAATAGAATTGGGTTTGGAAAAGAACCACCAGATTTCGGGTACGACACATGTAATTACTCAATATTATATGGTGGTAATAAGGTAAAGTGTATAGAATCTCGGTCAGATTGGGATGGTGCGGGTGCGGCGTACGTGGAAGGGTTCGGTACACTGGGAGGCGGGGCAACCTTATCTAAAACGGAAAAAGCGTTTGAATTTGGTTCGTCGGGAGGGTACGTTAGTTCCACTTGTTATAGAGGTAGTAATAATCCTACACAACGAGCGGGTATATCGTTTTGGTTAAAACTTAGCGCTGTACACAATAATACTAATTATCCTGGAAATGTTATTTGGCATACGAATCAGGTTCATTGTATGATAAATGGAAATGGAATATATCTCGTTACAGATGGTACACACACAGCGACGTTTTCGAGTTTTACATTTAGTATAGATACATGGTATCACATTCTCGTAAAATTACCGGGTGGAACAAGTTCGAGTTCACCCGTTCCTATGAGTACGACAAACACAAGTTTAACAATCAATGGAACCGAATACACACCGTCTCTTAGCGGATTGTCGGCTAATGTATACTGGAATGGTCCACACACATTTACAATTGGGTCAGGTTCTAGCGGTATAAGAAATGCGTATATAGGTTTATTTTCGTATTATGTAAACTGGGCTGCGAGTGGAGCGGGATCTCCAATTCCATTTGTTCCTACCGTCCAAAACTTAATCGATTATGGATCCCCCACGGACGTTTTAATGGTTAACGGTGATATACAAATCAAGGGTGATATTTATCAAAATGGTACGTTATTCACGGGTGGTGGTGGTGGAGGTGGAAGTAGTCAATGGACGACTGTAAACACGAATGAGATATATTACACACTCGGTAATGTTGGTATCGGAGTAACGAACCCATCGTATCTATTAGACGTTGCCGGAAACATTAACTTTACCGGCGATTTATATCAAAATGGTTCATTATATCAGTCGTCGCAATGGTCTACGGGTAGTACCGGTATATACTACACTGGCGCTAATGTGAGTATAAACTCCACCGTAGCATCTTATGAATTGGATGTTAATGGAACTATACGCGCGACTACTGATGTACTCGTAACATCCGATCAACGTGTGAAAACTGATATTAAAAAAATAGAAGGCGCATTAGATAAAATATGTAAAATTGGTGGGTACACGTACACACGTGATGGAAAAAGATCAACGGGGTGTATGGCACAAGAAGTGAAAAAAGTTCTTCCGGAAGTTGTCAGGGGTTCGGATGATACAGAATACGCACTCGCATACGGGAACATGACCGGTTTGATCATAGAAGCCATAAAAGAATTAAAAGGCGAAATAGATGGACTTAAATCTTCTCTTGGTATTATATAATGCCTACATATGATTACCCTCTAAGTTTAAATACAATATCATATGAGGCGGCAACAAATTCAACACCACTTACCATGACAGAACTTTACGGTGTAAAATTCACCGATGGATCCAATACGGCGCCGTCAGGAACTATCGCACTTTCAGATTTTCGATTAAAAAACGTACAACCGTATAAATATGAAGAACAGTTAGTCCCTTCGAATGTAACTACAGCTGATAGATATGGTGTTTCAACTGCATTTGCCACTGGACTGTCGGCATGGGGATATTACCTTTTCGTATCAAGTAATTATGATGATTACGGTAGTTATACTGACGCCGGTTCTGTACATTTATACATAAAAGATGATGATTGGGCTCTTAGTCCATACACAATTACTCCCCCAGATCCAGGTTCGAGTGATTATTTTGGAAGTGCTATTGCCGTAGATAAATATGCTAATTGGATCGCCGTGTCAGCTCCTTATTGGGATTCTAATACTTATACCAATACGGGAGCTGTATATTTTTATGAGAGATCGTCGTCAGATCACCGCCAATATACTTATAGAGGAATACAATCCGGTCCGTATCAACAGGGAGGGGGACGTTTGGGGTTTACTTCAGTGAGTCTTTCCATGGATTTTGGGGCTACTTATACCGTTGTCGGAGGCCCTTATTTTTATGGTTACGGTTATAGTTATCTCGGTCGGGTATATTTGTATACCAGGTCTGGTTCTACGTGGTCTTCGAGTACTTCAAATGTTTTTTTTCCACCAAGTTCTGATTATAAAACGTATTTGTATTATGGTTATTCCGTTAGCGCCAAGAACACTGACAGATTCGTAGTGGGAGCGTTCGGTGCGAATGATAGTCCTTATACAAGTTGTGGAGCAGTCTATGTATATGCGAAGTCGGGGAGTACATGGTCTCTTGAACAGAGACTAGTGGCTTCAGATAGGGGAACCTATTTTTATTTTGGTCGTAGTGTAGACATATCAGAAGATGGTTATTATATTATCGTCGGATCACATTACCGGAATCATCAGGGTTATACCCGTGTTGGAGGGGCATATATATTCATAAGATCTGGAACAACGTGGCAACAACAGACAATACTTAATCCCCCAGTTTACGCCGATTATACATATTTTGGTCAAAAGGTTCATATATCTCCTGATGGTTCATATGCTGTCGTAGGAGCTGAAAGGGAACAGAGTTCTACTGGTTCTGTTTGTGTATTTTCGAGGTCGGGTACAACTTGGAGTCTTAGATCAAAAGTCACAGCTTCGGATGCATCTCCAAATTATTTCTTTGGTAACTCGATTGCTATTTCAGAGGATTCCACTACGTTGATGGTAGGAAGTTATAATCATTCTGGTGGTCGCGGTTCTGTATATACGTATCAAATAGAAGATTTACCGGTGGTTCAAACGAGTGTAACATCTAGTGTATCGACGACGGGAGGTATATTTACGTATGATCCATCTGTTTCCATAACATACCACGGTGAGCGCGTGGCATACGGAAGCTATAAAACAGGTACTTCTGGTGTTGTAAGAATATTTAAAAAGAATCAAGGATCGTTCACACTCGATGCCGCAATTACCGCATCTGACGCGGGTAATGATGATCAATTTGGTAAAAGTGTTTCCATTATAGATGATGTTCTCCTCGTAGGAGCCCCTTTATGGGATGATACTTCTAATAATTTTAGTAATTCGGGAGCAGCGTATCTGTTTACTCTATCTGGAGGAGTTTGGACAGAAACAACAAAATTTTTACCTTCAGATCCATCTACTGATGATGGATTTGGTGATTCTGTTGCTATATATGATAGTTCAACTAACATATACGTCGTGTCGAGACCGGGCTGGAATGATACTTCTAATAATTTTACCAACGCAGGAGCGGTACATTTATTTACCACGTCAGGACAAATAGATAAACTTATTTCACCAAACGCGGCTTCGAACGAAAAGTTCGGTAACAGAATTGATATTTCTCAAACATCTCAACCCAATGATGCTCGCATCGTCGTATCAGCCTTGGGATCTGAGAAAGTGTACATTTTCAGACCGGGAACGGGAGGAGCCTTTAATTCGGGTTGGTATTGTATACACACAATCACAGAACCCACGTCGGCGACCACTGGGAGCAGCACAATTGGTCGTAATTTTGGTTGGGACCTTTCTATATCTGGAAATGGAGAACATTTGGCCATTTTGCGTCGTGGTCAATCACATCCAGAGGTTGGTGTGGTTTTTATGTTTAGAAACTACGTTTTTGATCGGTACATAACACCTCTTAACGATTATGAATCTAACATCAGGGATATAAATTCGGTATCTTTATCGTATTCAGGAACACGTCTTTTGATAGGTGATTCAGATAGAGGAAGAGCTTATCTAAACACGAGAGACTTTTCCGATCTACATTCGGAATGGACTCACAGATTGCGTTATTTACTTAAAAATCCTCACGCGCGAAACTCACAATATGGAGATATAGACAATTTTGGATTTCGCGTTAAAATGTCGGGTGATGGAAAACACGCCTTGATAACTGAAAATTATGAACCTTTTTTATTCTCAGAAGAATATTAGAAATATGATAGCTTTGTATCACGAAATTAATCTTGAAAAGGAAAAGTTAGAAAGAATACAGGAGGAACTTACTTTAGAAAAATCTAAAGTGCAATCTTTATTAGATTTGAAAAGTGGTATTCGTGATAATACAAATATTTTACATGATGTATACGACACATTTCAACGCGAATCTTCAAAAATAGTAAAAATACAAAACGAACTTCGAGAAGTAAAGCATACTTCAGAAAGGGCGCACATCCAACTCGGATTTGAAAGAGAACGAGTAAACACGTTACAAAACGAACTTCAAGTAGAGAAGGAAAAACTTGATTCGTTACGTTCTGTTGTTCAGACGGAAAAGGAAAGAGCCGATACTAATGAAGTCGAACTCAGAAGTGAGCAAGTCAAAACGGCAAACCTCCAGGATCGTATGGAAGTCATGGAAAAAGCCTATCACGCCATGTTAGCGCGTGTGATTACACTCGAATCGTAACATTTTGCGCATTTTAGGAATACTAAAACGAGTAAAATATGTATTTACTTTTTAACCGAATCCATCGCGGCTAACGCGATGACCCCGACGATGAAAAACATGACAACATAGTTACACTCCGTGTCTTCATCGACGGTCACATTCTTGGGCTGGGGTGCAGCCTTCGCCTTTCTGAGATTATCCGCCACAACTTCCCGTTTTCGGGAAGGTTGAAAGTCTTCGATCGGCTCATCGAAGTCAATCGGACAATAGCCTATCATTTATACTATATTCACAAATTTATTTCAACCTTCTTCTTTCGCCCACGCTTAGCTTTGGAAGCGGGCATTTTAACCTCCTTGACTTCATCGTCACCTTCACCCGATTTATCTCCACCCTGTTCTGAAACAATATCTGAAATATCATCCTCTTCATCAACTTCTGGAACATACTCCTGTGCGGGTGTAATCGTAGACGTGTTCACAGGGGGAGCTGGGGGCATCATAATTCCACCCATGAGACTCGAAATATCTAACCCAGGTCCCTTCATCTCGTGACGCTCGCCTGGAGGAGTAGGTGTCGAAGCGGGTACGGATGCCTGGTTCGCCATCGTACTCTGAACCGCACTCATCATATTGTTCATGAGATCGGGATTCTGCTTCATCACGTCATTTACGTTCGGCATCACGGACTTGAACATACTATTCGTGAGATGGAACATCATCGCACTTCCACCAAGCATCATGATCAGTTTCACCTCTGGTGCGACATGCATCTTCGTCCTGTATTTGACGAACAACTCCTCGAACACTTCATCGTAATCATCCTGCGTTTCCATGACGTTTTCAGACCAACCGTCGAGCTGAATATCAAATGGATTGTATCTCTTGTTTAAAAACTCTAAACCGGTGACGCATGCGATAAGCATACGCCTCGAAAATTTGATGGATTTGTCAACCTCTATGCTGTATGTAATACGTTTCACCTCTGTCCTCAACTCATCGATAGGCGAATACGCATTCAGGCGTTTATTGACGTTGAATCCACGTTTTTCCAGGCGACCAAGTTTGTTGACAAGATCCGATTTCTCCTCGTCTATAGTTTTATATCCAGGGGAAGGTTGTTCCTCCTGAGGTTCCATCTGACCGTAATCAAAACCACCACCTTCGTATTGGGGAGGTTCAGAATATTCACCGTGGTCTATGGGATCCTCCATCTGAGGAGGGGGAGGTGTACTCTGTTTCGTTGGGTTAGCAAACGCATCTACATCTTCCTGAAAATTGGCAGCCTCGGGTGGTGGCTGACGAAACATACGTTGCGCAGTCGGGGGAGCGTGTGTACGCGGTTTGGAAAAATCGAGTTGAATCTCATCCATCATGGCTTGTTCTTTATCATCAAGTTTCATGACTGTATTTCCTCCCGTGTCGAGAATAATTTCACCGTCCATTACTCTCTATATTGAAACTAATCTATTCTCTTTAACGCACTTTATAAAAAAATGTCAGTAGACAATAAAATGAAGCTCAACTCCATCGATCGCCGAACACTCCGTGTCATCGCCATCGTCGTTCTTCTCATCATCGTTATCGCGGTCTTCGTTGGTCCCAAGACCAGCATGTACCAGCCCGCCCCCGTCAAGATTGAACCCGTCTCCGAAGAGTCTCTCACGACGCTCAAGAGTAGTCCCGATTGTCTCAATGAGAGTGTTTACTCCACGAGCACTGGTGGTGTGTGTGGTGGTCAAAAACTCGTACGCGATCATGCCAGTTATAAGATCGTAGCCTAAACATAAAAAAAATATACCTTTCCAGTTACATTCGAATAGAATTATAAGTGGAAAATTTCTACACGTATTATAAATGGCGCTCATCATAGCTCCATCTCAGCCCGGCATTCCCGATACCGAACACGAGGTTCACACGGTCACGGTTGATACTATTGACCAGACGAACAAAACTGATTTTATCGCTCATTTACCCACACCTCTCGAAAATGTTGTTCAGGCTCAGATGATAGCCGCTACATTAACCACAACAGGTGGTTTAACACAAACCGCCTTTCACATCGGAATCGAGGAACTTCGCTCGTATTTCTCACAACGCGCTAAGAAGGATCTCGATGCGTCTACCGATAATCATCTCAACGGTGTGTTCGGTACGATAGTGGGTCAGCACGTATTAATTGGTCCCAGCCAAACTCCAAAAGTTATGGTCTTTAAAAATGATTATCCCATAATACAAGTATATCACAATCCCATTAGAAAACTCGATCGTTTAACATTTAACATAGATGAACAAAATGGAGATACAGCTACTGTCGTAAACGCCATTTTTATTCTTAAAATCACGTGCAGAAAGAAAAATTTAGCGTGAACGTTTCAGGGCGGTACACATTCGTAATTTAAAAATTATACTATTGTAATAAGAATGTCTTCTGGATTGGTACAACTCATAGCCGTAGGAGCGCAAGATGAACATATCATCGGTGAACCAGAGATTTCGTTTTTTACATCCACGTTTAAACGACATTCTAACTTTTCACAGTCTATCGAAAAACAAACGATACAAGGATCTGTGAAAGGTAATTCCATGTCCTCTATCCGTTTTGAAAGAAATGGTGATCTTCTCGGGTATACATATTTCACAATCGACGATAACACACAAGCTGTCGATATTCAAGATTGGGGTGAAATTATTGACAAGGTCGAACTTCTTATAGGTGGTCAAGTCATTGATGTTCAAGATCACGATTTCACAGAAAAGATTGCGATTGATACATTTGCACAAAATGTCACTAAAAGTTCTAACGGCACTCATCCAGGTGCGAGTGCTCGCTCGTATTTCTACCCTCTTCGATTCTTCTTTTGTGAAGGTCCCCAATCCGCGATTCCTCTCGTCGCTTTACAATATCACACAGTTGATATACGCATTTATTGGGGTCCCAATGCCGGAAACTATAATGTAGAAGCGTATTCGAACTATTATTACCTCGATAATGAAGAACGTGGCATCATGGCGTCGCGTCAACATGACATTCTCATCACACAAGTTCAAAAATCAGTTCCGTCCGGTGATATGACCCAGGAACTTATGTTCAACCACCCCGTTAAGTATATTGCGTGTTCGAACACAAACTCTGAAAGTACATTGACGTCGATCGACAATAAAATTAAATTAAGTATAAATGGAACGGATATTAGCGTTTATAAATGGGCAAAACCACATTTTGTCGATATCATGAGTTATTATCACACGAACTTTGTAACATCCCCAGATTGTTTTCTCCATTGCTTCTGCCTCAATACAAGTTCAAATCAGCCAACAGGATCTCTTAACTTTAGTCGCGTCCAAGAAGTAAAAATTCACAGTCAATCACGCGCAATCATAGATCCCATATACGCTGTAAACTACAATATTCTCAGGGTTAACAATGGCATGGCGGGTCTCATGTACGCGAATTAAAATCAGATGGTATATTAAATGCCGAAGAACTTAAGTACCGTCGGTGGAGCTACAGAGCTTCGTTTCGGTAAAAATTGTAGGGAAGATCAGGCTGATAATTCCGTGGTTATCAATGCCAGTAATGAAAAGATTGACGCGACCATCGCGAGTGGATTTTATTTAACTCCACTCGAACTCACTTCCGTATTCGACGGTGATGGATCATTGGCGACAACAAACACGTTCGTCATGTATAATCAGAGTACAAAACAACTTTTCAGGTCGGAAGTACCCGTAACTTTACCGGGTATTTCAGAAGCGAGTGCGGGTGTGGAGGGAGACATCACTGTAACTGGAAACTTATACGTCACTGGTAATGTCACATCGGTAGGTACGATCGCAAACATTCACGTTACAAATACAACCATCAAGGACGGTCTCGTCGAATTAGGAACGAATAATACGAATTTAGTGTCATTTGATTTGGGTCACGTGTATAACCGTGGACCAAGTGGATCAAACGTCGCCGTATGTTACGACGCAAGTGCCACGGAACTCGTCATCGCGTATACGGATACTTGCGCGATGGAAGACACAGAAGTTGTTCCAAAATCAAACGAAACCATGAATGTTCACGTGTACGGTAAACTATTCACAAGTTCTAACGTGGGTGTGGCGAATACAGCACCCGTTCACACGATTTCCGTGGGTGATAAATGTTTTATAGATACTACGGGAAATTACCCCAACGTGTTAGATGTTCGTGGTAACGCGGCGATAGAAGGTGGTCTTATCACGAACACGGGTGGTGTGACAAAAAAGACATACAGTCATCAGGGATCATACAGTGGTGGTGAAACGACCGAACAAGCTAAACTTACCTTGACATTTTCACAACACGTCTTCTATGCGAAAATTGTCGCACAGTTACTCGATAACGATGACACAGAAGTGAGTACGATGACACTCGACGTAGCTGGTGGTGAACGTGGCGGTAACGCAACCCCATTGGATATTGCGATGGGACCCATGTCCATTTTCGGAAACACAAACACGAATCCGTGGAGTTCGACAGTTACCACCGCACCCACGACGGTTAGTATTAAACCATCTGCCGCTATAGGAGCGAATGGTAATTATAACATTTTTGTCGAGTACATTTCCAGGAATGTATCAGGTGCGCTCACGAGTTTGACCATAGGAAGTGGTTCCCCAATTACATTCGGATACTAAACGCATACTCTCCAAACGACATTTTACGTCGTTTGTAAAGATGTTTTTTATATATACACTTTATAGAATGGCACACACAAACGTTCAACTCGTTTCTGGAAACCTTACTACAGGTGAGACCGAACCGACATTTTTCATCGATCGCGTGAACAATAAGGTTGGTATAAAAACAGTACCCGATCCGACGGACTCTAATGTTTTTCAAATTAACGGAGGTGTGGTTGCGACACAACTTTACGGTGACGGATCTCAACTTACAGGTTTAAACGATTCGAAGTGGATTGAATCAATATCAAATCCCGACAATATACACTATTCGCTTGGTAATGTCGGTATAGGGAAAGATCCAAGTGCGTTGTTGGACGTTAATGGCTCAATACGAGGAGCATACAACTCGGATACGACGAGTTACTTTGGACGAACTGCCATAGGCTATGCAGGATATGATGACCATGCTTCGATTGCTCACGTCGACAGATCAACCGCGGGCAACTACGCACTATTACAATCGAGTTCCGGTTTTACTTACTTAAACTGTACTTCTGGACAGAGTATAGCGTTTAGGGTAAATAACTCGGACAAGATGCGTATGAACAGTTCGGGATATCTGGGTATTGGGACAACGTCTCCACTTGTACCCTTACATATAGCCTCGTACGGGTCGGGTAGTAATTTTTTGGTCCGTGATCCGAACGTCATCTTCCCCAACAACAGTAACGATTTCAAGTTGACATACTTTGACTTTACAGACTTGAATAGCGATCTTCGTGGATCGTCTGCGGCGCCGACGAGTGACGGGTCCGGGGGCGGCAGCCTCGCCCTCGGCGCTACTTCTATATTCACTCAAGGTCACATAATTACCAGATTGTTCTTCATCGCGTCAAATGGTATGTTACAAAGTTCTGATGAACGAATTAAAGAAAGTATTAAAGACGTAAACGATGAAGATGCACTTAACATAATTCGATTATTAAAACCAAAAAAGTATAAATATATAGATTATCCGTATGATACTGAAGTGTGGGGTTTCATAGCACAGGAAGTTCTTTCCGTTTTACCGGAAGCGTGTAGAATAACTACGAACGTTATACCGAATATTTATGAAGTCTGTGAAGTTGAATTACCAAACATTATCAAGTTTCAGACGTTTAATACATCAAATTTGGAAAGTGGTTCTATGACTATCGAAATGAGTATACCAGAATCTGAGTCAAATGTACTAAAGGCTGATATTGTCGAAATCCTAGACGAACATCGGATTCGCATTGATACAGATTTAACTGAATATGTATTCACAAGAGAGAATGATAGTACAAAATTCATACGTGTATACGGTCAAGAAGTTAAAGATTTTCATACACTTAAAAAAGACTCCATATGGACGGTCGCTACAGCCGCCCTCCAAGAAGTGGATCGTCAACTCCAAGCCGAAAAGGAAAAGGTAAAAAGTCTAGAGGAACGTCTAGCTGCTTTGGAAGCAATTGTTCTTAATCAATAATATCTAAGCTAATATAAATGGTACAGACGACGAGCCATATCTTTTCAGGGAAAGTAGAAGTGGAAAGTAATCTCAAAGTTGGTTCATCCCATTTATTCGTCGATACAGAAAATAATAGAGTTGGCATCACGACGAATGACCCTCACGCAAGTTTACACGTGAATGGAAATGCGTACGTGGGAACAAACTTCAATGTGGGTACTGCCATTGAATTGAATCAAGTTGCGGGGCGTGTAAAAGCTACATCGTTCGAAGGCGATGGCTCACTTCTTTCGGGAGTTGCTTCAACACTCAATGACGTAGTAAATAAAGGTAATGTTACATCCAATACGGTTCAATTTACAAATACGGATACAGGTATCGTCACCACCGGAAATGTGAATATCGGTAATCAATTGAGTGTCGGTGGATTAACGCCATCGAAATTTCCGTATGTAAATTCCGATAATACACTCGTAGATTCTTCCATCAGTGAAACTACGGATACGGTTGTCGTCTCATCCAATTTGGAAGTTACAGGAAATATCGTCATGTCTGGACAAGCATACACAATCGAATCAGAATCTCTTAAAATCAATGATAGAATCATTGGAATCGCTAACAATAATACGTTACATGGTGCTGATATTGGTATGATCATGAACCACCCGACCAAAAATGTTGCCCTTGTTCACCACGGCGCTTCTGGAAATCCGCATAACCATGAACTTACGATAGGGTATACACAAAATACAGCATCCGATACCACAATCGTAAACGACACAGCAAATATCATAACTGTTAACGTTCTCGGACATTTTGTCACACAAAACAATCTCACGGTTGGTTCAGGTGGAAGTTATTATGGTGATGGTACGACACTCACGGGTGTTGCTCTCTTTTCCGATATGACATCTAACGCTGGTCGCGTGGATGCCCTTGAAACACGAGCAACTGATCTAGAGTTGGCTAATACAGTTCAGTCCGGTCTTATTTCTGGATTAGAAACGAGTATCAACACCAAATCACTCGATGATGTTGTTAATGTGTCAAACGCGACATCGAATACTGTTCAATTCACGAATGCTGGAACGTCGCTCGTGACATCGGGACGCTTAGATGTAGGTAGTGTTATATCAATCGGTAGTTTATCCGGAACTAAGATACCATATGCCGATTCCAATAAAATTCTCAGAGATTCGTTCATATCAACCACCAACGATGCGACGATCATAACATCAAATCTCGACGTAACTGGAAATATATTCATGCGCGGTGAACGATTTATAGTTGAATCGGAAACCAAACTTGTTAATGATGCGATCATAGGTATCGCCAATAATAATACGACTTCCACAACTGATGTCGGTATTCTTATGCAAAGGCCGAACGCGAATGTAGCTCTAATTCATCATGGTGCGACGGGTGGTTCATATGATGACCAGTTTACATTGGGATACACTCAAAATACTCTTGAAGATTCGGATATTACGAACGACACTGCGAATATTTTTACACTAAACGTGTTGGGTAATCTCGTAACTCAAAATAACATCACTGTGGGTACTCACGGTAAATATTATGGTGATGGAACGGAGCTCACCGGTGTGGCACTCGAGTCAGATTTATCAGCAAATGTCTTACTGATCGAAGGTTTGCGAACCGATGTTACGTCAAATACATTGCGTATCGTAAATTTAGAAAATGCGAATACAGTTCAATCTGATCTTATTTCCGATCTCGAAACTGACGTAACTTCAAATGCGTCTCGCATCAGTAATCTCGAAACGTCAAACACACATATATGGAGTAATCTCGAATCAAACGCTACCCGAATTTCTACACTCGAAAACCGTGCGACTGATCTCGAATTGGCTAATACGGTTCAGTCCAGTCTTATTTCTGGGTTAGAAACGAGTATCAACACCAAATCACTCGATGATGTTGTCAATGTGTCAAACGCAACATCGAATACCGTCCAATTCACGAATACGGGTACTTCACTCATAGCCAGTGGAACTGTAGAGGCGGCGATAT